GTTGGAGCTGGTTGGAGTAAATGCAAAGACATTGTTACAACCGCTGCAAAGTACGTTCACGAATTTTTCCAGAAAATCCCTCTGGCCGCCCTGGCTGGTTTAGCCGCAGCCTTTGGTTTCGCTGCGTGGAAGCTCCATACCCGTGTGACGTGCCGTAGAACCAAGGCATTGCTAAATACCAAGCTAGCAGATACATGGGAGAACGTTTTTGATCATGAAATTTGCGGAAAGAAGTGCGTAGTTTGTACTACTACAGGAGCAGTGACAAAAGCATTCCCTCTTGATCGTCGTGTCCAGTCACTCATCTCTCTGATGCAGGCCCTGCAACAGAGTGATGACGCACAGGATGCGCGACTTAAGGACGGAGTGTCACGTTATCTGGTCCAGGCGTTGCAGACACCAAATTTGTTCAGTCGGTATGCACGGGATGCTCATTCGAGTGAAACACGAACGCGGCCGGCGACAGCTAAGATCATGGCTCATTCTAATGAGACAAGAACTAAGCCGTCGACGAGCCAAATTGTGGCACATTCGAATGAGACTAAAACCCGTGTTGCCGACCAGCCCCGCGTTTCGCATGATATGCAGGATATGATGGATGCCTATCACGTGCCTCAACATCTAAGGTTTGACATTCCTGAAGAGGATAATGTCAAGCGCTTATTTGAAGAGGCGCGTGTAGCGCAGAGTTCAGATCTTGTGTGTCAGGAACAGGTGGCGTCGGTATTGAGTAGGAACAGCGTTGTTCTGTCATCCCCGGATATGCCCGGTGTGGTGAACGGAGTGTTTGTAGTAGGTAGAATTTTATTGACTGTGAACCACTTTATCCAAGGTAAGAAGAATATTAGTATCCATAATATGACCTCTAGAGAAACCACAACCATCGATTTAACGAAGACTTGTGTAACCCAATTAGAATCAAAAGATAGATTATTAGATTTAGTTTTAATTACCGTGGAAGGCGTTCAGAGCCGGCCATCTATCCTCAAGTATCTGATTAGTGCTTCGGAGTTTGTTGTTAATAGACCCTTTGGTGCAGCGTTTGCTTGCATACGTATATCCAAGGAGGCTATTCAGCAACAGCTCAGATTCGTCATGGACACTGAGGCTAAATTATTAGGCAATAGTATAGATTACATGCATAAGGGAGAAACAATTCTACTCCCGACTGCGCTCGAGTATGGTGCGTGGACGCGCGCCGGAGATTGTGGTGGACTCTTGTTCTCAACTGAGGAGAGAGGAAACCGTAAGCTTGTAGGGATGCATGTTTGTGGTGATGCCAAGGGTATTGGAAACAGTGCTGTGCTGACGCTTGAAATGATGGAAAGGAACATGAGTCGTCATATGGAAGGTACCAAGTCGTACCATACCATTGATGGCTCCTACCCGACCGTTATCAAGCAGGCACAGGACAATGAAAAGATCTTTGGTGGTGTCCTGTTGGGAACTGTTGAAGCCGTTAACGCGCCTTCGATGTCTGACATTGGCCCTTCG